GATATCAAAACCACTATCTATTCTGATGAATTGACCCGGACACAAATCGCTGATTTATGCCAGGGAAAACTGTTTCTCAATTTCAATTCAAAAGGCTATTCAAAAGCTATGCAGCGCTTTCTGCATAATCGCTTTCCCAAGAAGTCAAGCTTTGAGAAATAATGCAAAAACAAAACATCAAAGATTGGCTTAATTCAAAAGACCAGGACTGGCCTTCCGGTATTGCACTGCTTTCTGCGTTCAGCACAAAGCGGCACTTGATCCGGGTACTGATGATCAAAGGTCCTACTTCAAGAACACAGGTCAGACTGCACTATGAATTATGCCGTATCATAAAATCTGAAACGCCTGCTGTTTCAAGGCAGACCGTAAATCCCACAAAAACAACAATAATTCCCGCAAAAGTTTTACAGGTTGCAGGGGAGCCGACCGGTGATCCTTACCTGGATGATCTGTATGCTAAGAAAAATAGCTGCCATAAACAGGCCACCGCCTTAAAACATCAATTGCTTTATCTTTCCCAACCCCTGCGACGTGAAGCTGCCAAACGTATCTTGGAATTAATTGCCGAACGAGATCTGATCTGGCGACAGATCGACTATTATGAAAAGTTCAAGCTTAAAGCTCCTGATGTTTTATCATCAACAGATCCTTCTTTGCTTAACCTCAGGCAAAAACGGGATAACCTGAGAAGTTCTGTTTCTAAATTGAAAAAGAAAATTTCGGATGTCACCAAATCAAAATCCAAAGATCGCTATGAGGCTGAACTGGCTGTTAAACTTCTTGAAATAGCTGACCTGGATAAACAAATCAATTTCTGATGGCGCTCTTTAAAACAGAAGACCTCGATACGGCTTCTTCAAAAAAAGAAAAAGCCGAATCGATCCTGGTCAAAGGCCAGGCCTCTCATTGGGATGCTCAGCAAAAATCAATGGATGATCAATTCAAAGATTATCTGTTCATTCCGGAAAATTACATTCTCTGGAATTCCTTCGGAGAATGGAGTATGCACGAGCTTTTGTATTATATGCTTGTTCGCTCAGGTCCCTCCAATGTTTATATTACTACCTGGGCAATCTCTGAGCTGGCTATGCGTAGCCTGTGCAAATACATGAAAGAAGGCTTAATTCAAGAACTTCATCTGTTTTGTGACTATCGCAATACCAGCCGCAAACCTGCTGAATTGGCCTACATTGAGCAGAACGCTACCAAAATCAAACTCGGTAAGTGTCATGCAAAACTTACCGTTATTGATTCTCTGGCTTTGCCGGTCTTAATATCCGGATCGGCCAACTATACTAAAAATCCCCGCTTTGAAAGCGGCTCGATCTTTTTTAGAAAAGACCTGGTGGACTTTCAGCGCAATACTATTATTAAACTTATGACCGATGGAAAAACATACCGATGAATCCTTGCCGACTCTTTGCGAGAAGGATCTTGAACAATTGCAAGCCAATGCTGCTTTGATGTTTTCTGTCAAGGAACTTTCAATTATCATTGAAATTGAGTACAAACATTTGCATTACCTGGTCACAAATCCTAAATCTCCTGAGTATGCTGCATTTCATAGGGGACGGCTTGAGGCCGAAGCAATAATCCGGAAAGCGATCTACGAACTGGCCAATAACGGAAGCTCCCCGGCGCAAACGCAATTCCTTGATTTAATTGAATCCGCTAAACTCGATGATTCATTATGAGCCATTTGATTGATTCTTCCTTTGATAAAATCCGTGATTTTATCCTGGGCCGCACTGAGGCACTACCGGAACATTTAATGTTAGCGCAACATCGATGGACTTCTGCCTTTACCCTCCTGGGTGATAATCATTTTCGCTCAGATCGCTTTGTCGCTAAAGAACTCATGCACGTTTACGGGATCTCCGAGATCACAGCTTATGCTGATATTGCTGCCTCAAAAAGAATGTTCGGTGATGCCCGTAAATCCTATAAAGATGCAGAACGATATCTTGCCAGCGAAAATGCAAAAGAACTTTATGGCAAAGCCTGGTCAATGTTCCTTGCGACTAAAAAATATCAGTGGTTCGTAGCTGCTGTTTCACAACAGAAACTGCATGCCAGAGTCAATGGGCTTGATCGGGATGATCCGGATCTGCCTGACCCGTCAAAGATCAATCCGCCTACTCAAATATTGCAGATCAATATTGAATATATTACCAGCCAGTTTGCACAGCACATTGACCCTAAAGCAAAACATAAACTCAATGAGCTGCTGGCTAAAATCGATGATCTTGTCCAGTCAAGCCGCATCGGGGACTATCTTGATACCACTATCGAAATACCCCGGATCAAAGAATGATGATCAACATAAAACCCTCGCCCTGGTATAACGATGCCCAGCTTACGCTCAAACTGACGGCTGTGCCGCACAAAATGTTTATCGCCGGCCGGGGAACAGGCAAAACAACCATTCATGCCGATGAATTCCTGGAAGATGTGATCTACATGCCAAGAGGTAAGTTCGGCTTCGGTGGCCTCACTTACTTCCATGTCCGTACCAAATCCATGCCTGCTATTATCGATCAATGGGAACGCCGGGGAATTTATCGGAACATTCATTACTTTATAGGCCATAAAGCCCCTAAAAAGTGGAATTGGGATGAGCCTTTCAATCCTCCCCTGGATTATAGTAACTGCATCCACTTCTGGAATGGCGCTGCAATTGAATTCATATCCTTTGACCGGCCTGAGATGGCTCGTTCAGGTTCTTATGATGCCATGAAGTTTGATGAAGCAACACGCCTGAAAAAATCAGCGCTGGACGCTGATGTTCTTCCGGCCTTAAGAGGTAACAATGATCGTTTTTCGCATGTTCGCCGTCATTTAGGCACATTGTTCACCGGCACAATGCCGCTGACCAATACCGGCGATTGGGTTTTTGAATACATGGACTTCATGAAGGACGAACCAAAACGATACCTGTACCTGGAGGCCAGCGCACATGTCAATGCCAAAATCTTAGGGGAGCAATATTTTAAAGACAACCTTCGCCGATTACCGAAAGTTATCTATGACGTTGAAATTGAAAACAAAAGAATCAATTTCAACTTCAAGAAATTCTACATTTCTTTGAACGATAACTTTCTGTATCATGATTCTTATGATTATTCCTACTATGAAAATATCAATCATGATATATCAAAAGCCGGTTCATTAAATTCGCTCGCAGATAAAGACTGCCTGAAGGATATTCCGCTTCACCTGTCTTTTGATTTCGGCTCAACTCAAAATTGTTGCGTCGTTGCGCAACGGCGCACCGCCACAAATTCGTTTCCAACGATAAAAAACTTTTTCGTTGAAAACGAAACGCTTAATGTCCTGGTTGATCAGTTCATTGCGTATTATAAACATCACAAAAATAAAACGGTCTTCCTTTTTGGCGGCAGTGACGGAACCCGCAAGAATGATGCAAGCAGCCGGCAGTCTTATTTTTCTGAAGTCGAAAAATGGCTCATTGCTGCCAAGTGGACCGTGATCCCATGCTATCAAACGCATGAAATCAGTCATATGCAAAAGTTTCTATTCTTTTCTAAATACATGGCCGGTGATTATCGCTTTTTGCCTAAACTCTCCTTTAATGCCAATAATGCGATGGAGTGCTTCGTCTCGATGAAAAATGCTCCGGTTAAGGATCAGGAGATTCGTAAAGATAAGTCCTCTGAACGTGATGAAAGTATTCCTCGCTGGAAGGCTACCGATTTAAGTGATGCCTGGGATAACCTGTACTTTTGGGAATTGTACCCGATGGTTAAAGATATTGAGTCAGGCCCCTCATTTGATATTATAATTTCTAAATAGGTTATGGAAGATAATAACAAAGCGCTTGATATTCAGATTGACGGTAATCATTATAAGCAGTTTAAAATACAGCCGGTAGAGTTTATCTATGCAAATGGAATAGGCTATATGGAAGGCAATGTGATTAAATATGTGTGCAGACATCACTTTAAGAATGGTAAACAAGATCTGCTAAAGGCAAGACATTACATAGATATTATGTTACAATTGGATTATCCGGATGATCCCTTGATCGAAGGCAATAGGGCAGGGGAGTAGTTCATTGTTCCGGGCGTTCCCTTGCAGGTCAGGCTATCCGCTTCAATCTTTAATGCTTAAAGGATTTACACTGCTATCCTTAACGCATTATATATAATGCTTATATATAATTAAATCATTCATTCAATGGTGTGACATCCTGTCACAACCTGGCTCGTCTTTTCTTTCAGCGCACTTGCTAACAATCAGGGCGTTTCTTAATCCGGGATTGAAACTGTGATCATTAGTAAGTGCGCATCCTTATCACAGTTACCAACAATCAGAGCGCAGCGAGATCCGGGATCTGTCTGCTGTGATCATTGGTAACTGTGAACATAACAA